CTGGCTGGATCAGCAGAGCTTTGAGCATGACAACATCCGCGAGGATATGAAGACCCGCCTGCTAACCCTGGCGCCAGAGGTGATCACCGAATATGGGATAGAGGCCGCTGAGGTAACGGCAGTTCTCGAGTCCATCCCCCAGCATCACTGGCATAATATTCGTTCTCTGCGGGCCCGGTTCCGGCTGATGATGGATGAACGCAAAGCCGGGCAGAAAGAGGAGAAGGCAGCGTGAAAACCCTGACCATTCGCCAGCAGGAGGTTTTTGACCTTCTGGTCGATTACCAGAAAGAACACGGGTTCCCTCCAACCGTTGCTGAACTGGCCGGGTTAATGGGCTGCCGCTCGCATAACTCGGCGCGGGACACTTTGCTTATCCTCCAACGAAAGGGGGCCATCTCTATCACCCCGGGCGTTTCCCGCGGGATCTCCATTACAGGGCAACAATCTGAAGATGAAGCGGTTGCGATAATTCGGGCGCTGCTGCTTGGCGATAAAAGCGTGCGCGAGCAGGCGATCGCATTCTTGGAGATGCGCGGGGTCGAGCTATGAAACTGACCCTGCCATTTCCGCCGAGCGTTAATGCCTACTGGCGATCCCCAAACAGCGGCCCACTGAAAGGCCGCACTCTCGTTAGCGCCAGGGGGCGTGCATATCAGAGCGAGGCATGTGCGGCGATCATTGAGCAGCTTCGCAGATTACCGAAGCCCAGCAGCACGCCGGCGGCGGTCGAGATCGTTCTTTTCCCGCCGGACGCGCGGCGCCGTGACATCGATAACTACAACAAAGCGCTGTTTGACGCGCTGACGCACGCTGGCATATGGGAGGACGACAGCCAGATAAAGCGAATGCTGGTGGAGTGGGGACCAGTAACGCAGAAAGGAAAGGTCGAAATCACGATCAGTAAGTACGAACCGGCGGGTGCAGCCGCCTGACAAGTGGAGAGTCGCATGAATCAGTTAATCGTGAATGGTGCAGTGACAATGTCCAGCCGGGAAATTGCGGATCTGGTACAGAGCAAACACAGTGACGTTAAACGCTCAGCGGAGCGCCTCGTTACTGGTGGCGTTTTAACCGCGCCATTGGCGCAGTTCGATTTTGAGCACAATGGCAACGTTTATCAGGAGTACCGATTCAACAAACGTGACTCGCTGGTCGTGGTCGCCCGGCTGTCGCCGGAATTTACCGCCGCGGTTGTCGATCGCTGGCAGGAACTGGAGGAGGGGCGGAATATCAGCGTGCCCCGATCTTTACCTGAGGCGCTGCGCCTGGCGGCAGATTTGGCCGAGCAAAAAGAGCAGCTGACGCTCCAGCTTGCAGCTGCGGCGCCGAAGGTTGAATTTGTCGACCGATACTGCAGCGCCAGCGGTTCGCTCTCATTCCGCCAGGTGGCGAAGCTGCTTAAAGCCAAAGAGACTGAATTCCGCCTTTTCCTGATCGAGAACGACATCATGTACCGGCTCGGCGGGGCGCTGACGCCGCGGCATCAACACATCGACGCTGGGCGCTTTGAGGTTAAAACTGGAACATCGACATCTTCGAACCATGCTTTCAGCCAGGCACGCTTTACGGCTAAAGGGGTGAGGTGGATCGGTGGCTTATGGGCTGAACATTGCGTTAAAGGGAATGCCGCGTGAGAGCACTGCTTACCCCTGTGGTCATTAAAGAGTTTGGGATCGTGGCTTTCCGGCCTGGTCCTGAGCTTATGCCACATTTCCATCGTGGTCGCATTCTCCTGGAGAGCGAGCCGGAGCGCCTGTCGGGTCTTCCAACCGGGGAGATCCCGGCAGCGCGTCAGCCGCTTGCGGAGGACCCGGCAATGGTGCCTGTATTTGAGCACGCCGACGTGATTAAGCGGGCCGGTGGCCTGTCATGTCTTGAAGCTTGGCTCATGCGTGAATCCGGGTGCCAGTACCGGCACAGTGACTATCACCACCACGAAATAGTGACTATGCGGCATGCACCCGGCGTGCTGCGGCTGTGCTGGGCCTGCGATGTCCGGGTGCGAGAGCAATTTACTAACGAACTGGCGGGCATTGCGCGGAAGAACCTGGTAGCCTGGATATTGTCGGTTGTTCGCGCCGGGCTTGGTTTCGATGATTCGCACGCCGTGACCCTGCCAGAACTGTGCTGGTGGTTGACACTCAACAAGCTGGCTCACGCCATCCCCGATGTGGTGGCGCGCAAGGTTCTGCGGATTCCAGCAGAGAAAATCCAGTCGGTGACGCGTGAGGCCGACATTGTTCCGTCGGTACCGCCCACCAGCATTGTAGAGGAGGCAGTTAAAAAGGTGCTGGCGCTGCAGGTGGATCCGGAGACGCCGGAATCCTACATGCTGAGGCCAAAGCGCCGCCGGTGGCAAAACGAGAAGTACACCCGCTGGGTAAAGGCGCAGCCGTGCGCATGTTGCCTGAAGCCAGCAGATGATCCCCATCACTTGATCGGCCACGGCATGGGTGGAATGGGTACCAAAGCGCATGATTTATTCGTGATCCCGCTGTGCAGGGCGCATCACGACGAATTACACGCTGACGCCGTGGCATTTGAAGCGAAATACGGCACGCAGCCGGAGCTGCTGCTTAAAACATTAGACCGGGCGCTGGCTATTGGCGCACTAGCGTAGACAGAGTGGAGAACGCGATGAATCTGGACGGAGTATTAAAATTTTTTGCACCGAAAGGGATGCACATCTCTGATAGCGTTCGCGCAACAGCGGGCGATCAATTAACGGTAACCGATATCATGGCGGCGCTGGGCATGACCCAGGCTGACGCCGGGATCGGCCTGGCCATGTATCTGGGTAAGGCAGGCATCAGCCCGCAGGATAAGGAGGCGGCAATCTCCTGGCTGACTGAGTACGCCAAGCAGCGCGCACCAATGGCCGTGCGTAAGGCTGCTGGTAAAAAATTCCCTCTCTGCATGCGGATCCTTGCCCGATTCGCCTTTAAAGATTACGCCTCATCTGCTGCCGACAATACCGATTGTCCAAAGTGTAAGGGGAAAGGACTCATCACCAGGACCAGCATGATCACCAAAAGTCATTACACGATGCGCCTGCCTAAGTTCGCTAAAGATCTGGGGCAGTCTCCATCTGATTTTGAGGTCAGTCGTCAGGTAACGGATATCAACCACCAGCTCTGCGGGAAGTGCAACGGTACAGGGCTATTGAGTAAACGCTGCCAGTGTGGTGGCTCGGGTAAAACCCTCGACCGTAAAAACACCGATCTCCAGGGTGTGCTGGTTTATAAGGAGTGCAAAAGATGCGAGGGGCGAGGATACAGCAGGCCGAAATCATCAGTGGCGTATCGCGGCGTTCTGGCCGAACTGGAAAGCCTTCCTGATCGTACCTGGCGATACAGCTGGAAGCCGTTTTATGAAAGTCTGGTGACGAAATGCTTTCAGGAGGAAAGCAACGCAGACGCGGAACTCAAAAAAGTAACAAGAATGCAAAGTTTGCCCTAAATCTAATATTTTCGCATCACGTTACTTGCAATGTTGCCGTTTTTGTGTAAATTTGACGTTAACGATGGGCATTGTATGTTCACCGTTAACGTTTCGCCCTCGAGCGAGGTATAAATGGACGCTTAAATGCTCGACTTCATAAAAAACATCCCGCACATCATCTATGAACATTTTGCGGCAATGACCACACTGCTCATTGTTGCAACGATCGTTAAAATAGTTATCCCCCTTTTGAATTTATGGGTTAATCGACACTATAAGCGTAAGACAATCAAGCTTCTTATGGAAAGGCCGGGGATGACTGAAGAGCGAGCCGAACAGATCCACAGAGATATGTTCGGACAAAAAAAGCCATCCAAAATGCTAACGAAAATTAAAGCGATATTTTCTAAAAGCAAAACATCTCTGAAATGAGCCGAAACCTTATCGACACTGCTCATATCAAATTCATTTAACACGTTACTCAATTCGAAGGCTGCCGATTGGCGGCCTTTTTTGTTTCCCCTCGTACTGAGAGGACTCACGGCAATAAGAGGGGGCTCAATGTCCGATCCGATTTCCGGCACCGGGTTAGCTGGTGGTGCTCTTACAGGTGCCAGTGTCTATGGACTACTGACCGGGACAGATTACGGCGTGGTTTTTGGTTCATTTGCAGGAGCTGTCTTTTATATCGCAACGGCGGCAGACCTGGGCGCACCCCGCCGACTGGCATATTTTGTTGTGTCTTATATCGCCGGTATTCTCTGCTCCGGCCTGGTTGGTTCAAAGCTGGCCAACTGGACTGGCTACAGCGATAAACCTCTGGACGCCATTGGTGCCGTTATTGTTTCTGCATTAGCCGTCAAAATCCTGACGTTCCTGAACAACCAGGATGTCGGCTCGCTGGTGGCGCTGATAACGCGCCGGGGAGGTTCTGGTGGTACTAAATGACCCGACAGCAACTCTGAACGCACTGCTTTGTGCAGGGGTGGTGATAACCCTGATGTTTTACCGCCGTGGTGATTCACGTCATCGCCCGTGGATTTCGCGTTTAGCCTGGCTGATTACTGTCATGTACAGCGCGGTGCCGTTAGCTTATCTGTGCGGTATCTACCCTCATTCATCGTGGGCCACCATAGGGGCCAACGTCATTTTCCTTTCCGTGCTGGTTGCCGTCAGAGGCAATGTTGCGCGTCTGGTTGATCATCTGAGGCACTAATGAACCAATCACAATTTCAGAAGGCGGCTGGTATCAGCGCCGGACTTGCCGCGCGCTGGTATCCGCATATCGACGCAGCAATGAAAGAGTTCGGCATCACCGCAGTTAACGATCAGGCCATGTTCATCGCGCAGCTGGGCCACGAATCGGCAGGTTTCACTTCGCTGGTGGAGAACTTCAACTACTCGGTCGACGGTCTGAAGAAAACCTTCGGTAAGCGCCTGACGGCTTACCAGTGCGAGATGCTGGGCCGGGTTGATGGTAAGCAGAACGCCCACCAGCCGCAGATTGCGAACCTGGTATACGGCGATCGCATGGGCAACAACACCCAGGGTGATGGCTGGAAGTATCGGGGCCGTGGCCTGCTGCAGATCACCGGACGTGAGAACTATACCAAATGCGGTACCGCACTGAAGCTGGACCTGGTAAGCACGCCGGAGCTGCTGGTGCAGGAGCGCCACGCGGCCCGTTCAGCGGCCTGGTACTTCACGTTACGCGGTTGCCTGCTGTATTCCGGCGACATCGTGCGCGTTACGCAGATCATCAATGGTTGGCAGAACGGCCTGGCTGACCGGAAGGTTCGTTACAGCCGGGCGCTGGCGGCGCTGTCATGAAGCTACGTTATGTTCTGCTGGCGCTGGTGGTCACTATCTCGGTCACCGGGGCGATCGCCTGGCGTTCTGGCTGGAGCGCACACGCTGACCATATCAACGCGCTGGCGGCGAAGAAGAAGGACAAGGCCGAGAAGGCTATCCAGCCGGTTGAAGAGAAAGCAGCCGTGGCCACCGCCGAGGGCAAAGTGATTTACCGAACCATATACCGCGACGTGGTGAAATATGTTCAGTCTCCGGATCGTACTGTGTGCCAGTTTGACGATGACGCTGTGCAGCTGCGCCAGCGTGCAATCGACGCTGCCAACTCCATCAGCGGATTTGATGCAGGAGCCGTGCAGGGGAAGTAACGCCGGCACCAATAGCGACGAAGACCTGCAGGCTGATATCGAAACTGCGCAATGCCTGCGCCAGCTGCGCCTCGATAAATACCGCTGGCAGGCTTGGTACAAAGCAGTGAAATGACAAGCTGGCCTCGCAATTGCGGGGCTAATTACTCACAGAGGAAACCAGATGAGCGAGTTAACCCCATCACAGCAGATCCGCTTTGGTCTGTTATCAGCGGTGAACTTTGATACCGCTGCTGCAGCAGAAGCTATCAAATTTGTAGAGGATGACCAATTAAAGTATCAGCTGTTTATCCAGCACCTCAGCCGCGTAACCAGCGAAAACGGTTGGGTTGCTCGCTCGACTAAGGCAATTCAGGAAGCAAAAGAGGCGCTGATCCTGTTTCCGGCCCCAGAAGCTTAAAGCATTACAGCAGGCATTCCCAGAGTGCCTGTGATAATGCTATAACGTGAATTCTTTTAAGGAGAGTTCGCTATGGCAAAGAGCTTTGACGAGTTGAGATTAAACTTTATTTATTTGCATGAGTTATGGTGGTTGTCGGAATCAATTAAGAGACGTTGCGAGCATGTTTTTAAAGAAACGCCTTTGCCTGAGCAAGGATACTATTTTAAAATTGATTATAATATTCATTCATTAATAAACGATGTTCTTTCAGATGCGGCCAACTTAAAAAAGTTAATAACAATACCAACGAAAAAAACACGTAGCGAATCGCCAAGGCAGTTTCAGGTCCATGTTGAAAGAAGCAAATTCCTTCAGGATAAAATTAAAGACATAGAGATTAATGAGCTGAGGTCAGTCAAAGTAAGAAACACTCTGCAGCACTTTGATGAGTATCTTGACGAAGCGAACATTGAGGCAAGTGACGGGAAGCTAAGGTCTCATAGCATGGCTGTTTATAACTTTGTTTTGTCTCACTGGGAGGCAGTGAACCCTAGGCCATACCCAATAAGATTATATGTTTGCTCTGAAAAAACGTATTACAATATGAGATCTTCAGTTAATCTTGAAAAGATATATGTTGAGGCTGCGCGTATTAATGAAGTTATACGAAGTGAAATTAGAAGGGATAGTGACTCTGACCCTGGTGGCTTTATGATTCCGTTAAGTGTGTAGAGTATATTAAAATAAAGTTTAATGCCTCGCTTTTGCGGGGTTTTTTATTGCCATAACCATGGGTAGACCCATCGTAATAGCTTAAAAAGAGGTTGCTATGCCGCCACGCACACCAAAGGCCTGTCGCGTTCGCGGCTGCCGCTCGACAACAACAGACCCATCAGGCTACTGCGATGCGCATAAGGGTGAAGGCTGGAAGCAGTACAAGCCCGGCCAGACGCGACACCAGCGCGGCTACGGCACGAAGTGGGAGACCATCCGCCCGCGGATCCTGAAGCGGGACAAAGGGCTGTGTCAGGATCATCTGAAGCAGGGTGTTGCCAAGTCGGCGTCATGCGTTGACCACATCATCCCGAAGGCGCACGGCGGCACAGACGAGGACTCCAACCTGCAGAGCCTGTGCTGGTCCTGCCATGCCAAGAAGACCGCGCGTGAACGCCTCCAATGAGAGTGATTCTCGATTGCGTCGATGCGGGGAATGGGGGGGGGTAAAATCCCTGCGCCCGACCGCCTTCCGGACTGCCCGCCTCCTCGTTTTTTTATACCCGCGAAAAATCAAATTTAACCTGGAGTGTCGCTTATGGCCGGAAAGGCGGGGGCTTCCGGGCGCCGCCCAAAGCCAACGGCGCGCAAGGAGCTGGCTGGAAACCCCGGTAAGCGAGCCCTGAATAAAGAAGAGCCGGTGTTCACTCCCATTAAGGGCGTGGCCCCACCGGACTGGTTTGAAGAAGATGACCTCCCGCTCGCGGCGATCATGTGGGAGTTGACCACAAAGGAGCTGTGTGGTCAGGGCCTGATATGCGTTACCGATCTCGCCGTGCTCGAGCGCTGGTGTGTCGCATACGAATTCTGGCGGCGGGCGGTGAAGAATATTGCTGCGGAAGGCATGTCCATAACGGGTGCCATGGGCGGCAAGATAAAGAACCCTGAGCTGACCGCGAAGAAAGAACAGGAATCGGAGATGAGCTCTACCGGTTCGATGCTGGGCCTCGACCCTAGCAGCCGCCAGCGTCTGGTCGGGCTCGCCGGCCAGAAGAAAACCTCCAACCCATTCCTGAAGATGATCAACGCATGAGCCGCAAATCGTACCCCAACGTTAACGCCGCGAATCAGTATGCCCGCAACGTTGTGCGGGGGAAGCTCCCGGCGTGCCAGTATGTCATTCAGGCCTGTCAGCGGCATATCGATGATATGGCTCAGGAGAAAAGCCGCAAATTCCGGTACCGCTTTGACAAAGACATGGCGGAGAAGGCCGCGAAGTTTATTCAGTTGCTGCCGCACACAAAGGGGGAGTGGGCATTCAAGCGTATGCCGATCACCCTGGAGCCATGGCAACTGTTCATTATCTGCTGTGCCTTTGGTTGGGTGCAGAAGGGGTCGAAGCTTCGCCGTTTCCGGGAGGTCTATACCGAGATCCCCCGCAAGAATGGCAAATCGGCGATATCTGCAGGCGTGGCGCTTTACTGCTTCACCTGTGACAACGAGTTCGGAGCCGAGGTTTACTCTGGCGCCACAACGGAAAAGCAGGCGTGGGAAGTATTCAGGCCAGCGCGCCTGATGTGCAAACGCACCCCGCTGCTGGTGGAGGCGTTCGGTATCGAGGTTAATGCCTCAAACCTGAACCGCCCTGAGGATGGTGCCCGCTTCGAACCGCTGATCGGCAATCCCGGGGACGGCTCCTCACCACATTGCGCGATTGTGGACGAATACCACGAACACCCGACCGATGCGCTGTACACCACGATGCTGACAGGCATGGGGGCGCGCCGGCAGCCGCTGATGTGGGCAATCACCACAGCGGGCTACAACATCGAAGGCCCGTGCTACGACAAACGGCGCGAAGTGATCGAGATGCTGAACGGCTCGGTACCAAACGAGGAGCTGTTCGGCGTTATTTTCACAGTCGATGAAGGGGATGACTGGACCGACCCGAAGGTGCTGGAGAAGGCAAACCCGAACATGGGGGTGTCGGTCTACCGTGACTTCCTGCTCAGCCAGCAACAGCGCGCTGTGAACAACGCCCGTCAGGCGGGCGTGTTTAAAACCAAGCATCTCAATATCTGGGTTGCTGCCAGGGCCGCGTTCTTCAACCTGGTGTCCTGGCAGAACTGCGAAGACAAGACGCTGACGCTGGAACAGTTTGAGGGGCAACCCTGCGTACTTGGGTTCGACCTGGCGCGCAAACTCGATATGAACAGTATGGCGCGGTTGTTTACCCGGGATATTGACGGGAAAACGCATTATTACAGCGTGGCGCCACAGTTCTGGGTACCGTATGACACGGTGTACAGCGTCGAAAAAAACGAGGATCGCCGGACCGCGGAGCGTTTTCAGAAGTGGGTAGAGATGGGTTTGCTGACGGTAACTGACGGTGCAGAGGTGGATTACCGCTACATCCTTGAAGAGGCGAAGGCAGCGAACAAACTAAACCCGGTGAGCGAGTCACCGATCGACCCGTTTGGCGCCACTGGCCTATCGCATGAACTGGCCGATGAGGGGCTAAACCCCGTAACCATCATCCAGAACTACACCAACATGTCTGATCCGATGAAGGAGTTGGAAGCCGCAATTGAGTCTGGGCGCTTTCATCACGATGGCAACCCGATCATGAGCTGGTGTATCAGCAACGTGGTCGGCAAACATCTGCCCGGTAATGACGATGTGGTTAAGCCCATCAAAGAGCAGAACGAAAACAAAATCGATGGCGCGGTTGCGCTAATTATGACGATCGGACGGGCAATGCTTAAAGAGCCTGGCGATTTCCTCTCATCTCTCGATCCGGACGATGACCTCTTAATTTTATGAAATCACTGATTGCTGACGTTATCGGGCTGGCCGGATTCGGCCAGCTCACGGCCGGGTTTTACCTGCAGTTCGGGTTGGCCCCGGCGCTAATGTTCTCCGGCAGCCTGTTGCTGGTGGGGGCGCTGGCTATGGCCAGAAGGGGGAAGCGTGCTCCTTGATTCTTTATTCAGAAGTGAGTCGCTCGAAAATCCAGGCACGCCAATAACCGGTGATGCAGTTGATACGGAAGGGCTTTTTAGGGCCGATGTGTATGTAAGCCCTGAGACAGCAATGAAACTGGCGGCTGTGTATGCCTGTATTTATGTGTTGTCCTCGAACCTGGCCCAGATGCCATTGCATGTCATGCGAAAGCACAATGGCAAAGTAGAGCCCGCCCGGGATCACCCTGCGTTTTATCTGGTGCACGACGAGCCGAACACCTGGCAGACCAGCTACAAATGGCGCGAGCTGAAACAGCGGCACATCCTCGGTTGGGGCAATGGTTACACCAGGGTGAAACGTAGTCGCCGCGGTGAGGTGACCTCCCTGGACTGCTGTATGCCGTGGGAAACGACCCTGATTAATACCGGCGGCCGTTACACCTACGGGCTGTATAACGAGGAGGGATCTTTCGCTATCAGCCCCGATGACATGATCCACATCCGGGCGCTGGGGAATAACCAGAAAATGGGCCTCAGCCCGGTGATGCAGCACGCCGAAACAATCGGCATGGGCATGAGCGGACAGAAGTACACGGAAAGTTTCTTTAGCGGCAATGCTCGCCCGGCGGGGATCGTCTCTGTAAAAACAGCGCTGGATAAAACCAGCTGGGACAGGCTGAAAGAACAGTGGAAAAAAGCGGCGCAGGCGTTACGCAGTCAGGAAAACAAAACCATGCTGCTCCCTGCCGATCTGGATTACAAAGCTCTGACCGTTTCACCAATTGATGCCCAGATCATTGACATGTCAAAGCTCAACCGCTCGATGATTGCCGGGATTTTCAACGTGCCGGCGCACATGATTAACGACCTGGAAAAAGCCACCTTCAGCAACATCACGCAGCAGGCCATTCAGTTTGTCCGCTACTCGATGATGCCCTGGGTGACGAACTGGGAACAGGAGCTTAACCGTCGCCTGTTTACCCGCGCCGAGCTGGCCGCCGGGTATTACGTCCGGTTTAACCTCACGGGCCTGTTACGCGGCACCCCGCAGGAGCGAGCGCAGTTCTATCACTTCGCGATCACCGACGGCTGGATGAGCCGCAACGAAGCCCGCGCCTTCGAGGATATGAACCCGGTCGACGGCCTGGACGAAATGCTCGTCAGCGTCAACGCCGCCAACCCGGCGGACGATTTCAAAACCACCAAAACCGAAAAGGAAAAAACCGATGAGTGATCGCGAGACTCGCTGTTACAGCGGTGAGGTCCGTGCCGAACAGCTGGGGGAGCAACCCACGCGCATTATCGGTTACGGATCGGTGTTTAACAGCCGCTCCGAACCCCTCTGGGGATTCCGCGAGATTATTAAGCCAGGCGCTTTCGATGATGTGCTGGGTGACGATATCCGCGGGCTGTTTAACCACGACCCGAACTTTATCCTCGGACGCAGCGCTTCCGGTACGTTAAGTGTCA